CGTCTGATGATTTTACTCCGAAATGTGATTGAATGATTTCAATATATCTTGAACCGCCTCTAGCGTTTCTTTCTAGCCATTCTTGTAGTCTAAATGCTCTTCTTAATTCATTAATTGATGCTGCAGCTGCAGTGGATAAATCTGCTTCTAATTGGCCGTTAGGGTCTAAAACATATTGTGCGGTTCCCGCTCCTGATGATAATTGACCGGTATTACCGGCAATTAAATCTGTTAATGTTACTGAAGCACCAGTTAAATTTTCAACTTTCATAGGTTGAACTGTATTATCTATTAATTGGACTGGTGCACTAGAACCCAATGGAATCGTAGCCTCAGGGCCTTTCTGAGTCCAAGGGAGTGCAGAGGTGAAATAATCATGCTGCCATGCTCTTTTTTGTAATATGTTGAAGTCGTTGATGAGTTGGCTTCCGTCGTTGAGTTTTTCGGGTATTTTGTTAACAAGGTTTTCATCTCTATAATAATCGTTATAAATTTTGTTATATGCTGCAAAAGGTAAAGCATTTACTTTGGTTGGTCCTGAACCAGAAGGTGTTGTTCCATATTCTCCGTTTGGTAATCCTAAATAATCGGCTAATGTTCCTTCTTTTACTAAATATTGTTGACCTGTTAAAGGCTCTAAGTAAGGTGCTGTTGGATTTGCATAACCGTCCTCACCACCTGAAATAAAGTCTTCCCAGTTATCCCATAATATTCTATTTGGTACGAAAAAGAAATGTGTGTAAACTGAAGCTTTGTGCATAATTGGTGCAACCATAGGAGCAAATCTTACCATTTGTGAAGAATTAATATTTATTTTGTCTCCTGGTACTACTTCTGTTACTAATGTTGGAGTAAGTTCTCCAATTGTTGCACTAAATTTTCGATCATGTGATAAATCGAATGTATTATAGCTAGGTTTTTTTACTGATACTTGATTAAATATACTCATATTAATTTGTTTTAATTTTTTATATATGTGTCTGTACGTTGGTCATAAATATAACCTTTTTTATACATGAACTCTTGTTGTTGTTGCTTTTTTGTTGCTGCTTCTCCGAAACCTTGTTTAATATTAAAGCCTAAAAATTTCAATAAGGTAGCATACCATGATTGGCCTGAAATTCCCATATCTTTCATGTCTGCATCAAACTGTAAAATAGCGTTTTTAAGTTTTTGACCTTCTAATGTTGCTTTTGCATTAGATAGATTTGTTGTAGCTTGTTTGATTCTATCTTGTGCTGTTTCATTTAATACGTTATTTTCGATTAATTGCTTGGCATTTCCTAAAGCAATATTTTGTGCTTTTTGCTCCATAATTTCTCTAGCAAATTCTTCATCAATGTTATAATCTAGCAATTTTTGTAAAGTATTGACTTCTGTGTTATCAACTTGTGCTTCAACTTGATGAGCTCTTAAAGAATTTTGAGCTGCTGATCCTATATCCATTTGATATGGTGCTGCTTTTGATGGTGCAACGGCTCCGGCTTGACCTGTGGCCCCGCTTACGGATTGTCCGTAAACGAGGTTCGGGTTTAGGCCTGCTTTTTTGAGTCTGGCCATTTGTTTAATAGGGTCGTTATACTGATTTTGCATTTGCCAAAATTTGATATTTTGTCTGTCAGCTTGTTGTTGACGTCTACTTGCACCTTTGTTTCCTATAAGATTGCCTAATATGGAACCGACTCCGGTTATTGCTGGAATTAGTAATGACATTATACCTTAGTTAATTTTGGTTGTTCTTTTAAATTTTGAGGAACTTTATGTGGAAATGTTTCCTTATGGTCTTTTAATTCATAAGTTGTTCGTCTTAATGTTTCTCTAACTCCTTCGACTAAGTCTTCGAAGTTTATAAGTCTTAATTGTAGTAAGTCTAATTGTTGGTGACATGCTACGCAGTGATTTAGAATTATTTTATTTAATAATTCTTGTTTCTTTAATTCTTGTTCTGTTTTAAAATTTGTTGTTTTCATAAGTGATTGTTTTTATTTGTTTTACATTATATGTAAATATACTGTTTTTTTTTTAATTGCCAAACTTTTGTAAATCTTTTTGTGTCGTCCTTGTGCGTCGTACCTCCTTTTTTGTCCTAACTTATTGATTTTGAGTGTTGTGTCAATTAGCACTAATATATCAAGTATGTATTAGTGCTTTTGCGCTTCGCTTTTTCCCACAAAAAAATCCTAAGTTAACTTAGGATCTTTGTTGTCGGGAGTTTTTAAATCATTTTCTGATTTTAATTTATCTTCTTGCAGCTTCGCTGCTTTTTTTTCATCTTTGATGAGTTTATTAATGGATTTGTTTCTTTCCATTAATTCGTTTTTGTATTGTAACATGTCCGTAAGATCGTCGAATTTAGGTATTTCTGTGTCGAAATATTCTCCACTACGGGTGTTGGTTGTAAGGGGTAATCCTCGAGAATGTCTGTCGAGTAATTCTCTGATTCCCATTGTCATATCGGGTTGAGTCATAATGGTTTGGTCCATTTGTTTACCTGTAAATTTCCATTTACTAAATTGTTTTTTAAGTTTCATAAGTGTTAAATTTTTATTCGTTTTAATTTTAATTGTTTTTCGTTTTGATATATAAGCATTTTTTTTGCTTCTAAATCTTGTTTTGCTTCTTGTGTAGTTTTAATGTCAAACTTATGAGCATTGATTTTTTGGTACTCGTCGTTAATGACTTTAAGTTCTGACTTAGTAAAGATTTTTTGTTTATAATATCTTGGCATAGATAATATATGGCCATCTTCATGTATAATTGCTGCAATTTGTCTTTTTTTGTAGTATTCAATCATTTTTGGTGTTAAATAGTTCATACCCATTTTTTTAGACATTAAAGAAAACTCTTTAAGTCTATCGTCTTGGGCGCCCGTTCTTTCAAATGTACCTTTGTTAATATATCCCACGACGTAATTAATTGTTAATGCATTTGAATGGGTTAACATGGTATGACCATGTCCCCATATAGGGTCTAGTTTTTCAGGTTTTTTTAAAAAACTATGTGGAAGATTGAATACAATAGCATGGTAATGCGGTCTTTTAGTTTTTGTGCCGTATTCTCCACAAGCATAATATTTAAGCTTGTTTAATGTTTTTTTACGTAAACGTTTAAAAAAGTCTTGAAAGTCTTTTTTAACTAATGTAGGATAGCCGTTGGGAGATAATGGTTCTTCTGCATAAGTTAATGTTAAAAAGGCTGCAGAAGAGCTAATTTTAGCTTCTTGATTAATTCTAAAGGACCAGTGTCCTGTCCTTCTTTTAAGACATGCGACACACTTCCCGCACGGTACGTTAACATATAAGTTTTGGCGGTTTATGTCCAGTGTCTTATTTCGTACAGTTAGGGGAGTGATGCATTGCATAATCTAGAGTCTTATTCCTCCCCTTGATATTCTAAAGGAGTTATACTTTTTATTTTTACGTTTTTGTTTTCTAAGGCTTTTTCTAAAGCCATATGATTTTCTTCCTTTTGTTCTTCTTCTCATAAGTTAAATTGTTGGTACTCCAAAATATGGCATTGGACGTGTTGCCTTGATTTTATTGTGTAAATACACATATAGTTTTTCTGCGTCTTCGACGGCAAAAACTCTGTCTACTTCTGATGCGTCACATTCTATGAAATCTTCATTTAGATTTGGTCTGTTTGCGAATATTCTTCCCATGTGCCACATATCTAATGATGTTCTCATTTCTCCGTGTACTGTTGAAGGTATGTATTTATACTCTGCGTATCTTGGTGTATAACCAAATACGTCGTCGTTTAGATTATCTCCTTCGTCGTGATATAATTCTTGATTATAAATTGGTTGTTCGCCTATATTTGCAAATGAAGGCCAAAAATAGTCAAATTTATCAAATTTGCTGAATAATTTTGGTATTCCTTGTTGATATGCTGATTTTGGCATAATAGACATAATGCCTATAATAAAGCCGTGTTCTTCACATCTATAAGATACATTATTTGATTGTCCTATAGATATACCGTGTCCGGCCATATTTCCTTGGGGTGTTGGATCGGTGGAAGCAACTCCAGATTCGGAATTTTGTAAAACCTCACTTATTTGAACTGGAGAAGATGATCCACCTAAAAATTCGGGTCTTTGTAATCTTGCGTCTGATGATTTTACTCCGAAATGTGATTGAATGATTTCAATATATCTTGAACCGCCTCTAGCGTTTCTTTCTAGCCATTCTTGTAGTCTAAATGCTCTTCTTAATTCATTAATTGATGCTGCAGC